AGGATGGACTCCGCTACATCGTCAATTTGCTCCAGCGCCTCGGCGTATGTCTCGGAATCATGGATTGCGCGTTCAATCCATCTGCGTTGCTCGGCATCCAATTTGTCGTAGGTGTCAAGAATGGCTTGCAAGGTATCGGCATTGAGGTTCCCATACGCATCGTAAAGGTCTCCTTCAACGGCCTTCGCCATTTCACCGATTGATTGGGTCTCATATTTCCCCAAACCAAGCGCGGCGGCCCATGTGCTTTCAAAGAATCCAAATTTCCTTTTATTGAAGCGCATCGAGTTAATATCACTCGCATACCCATCCATTGATTTCCTCAACTCGGAAATAGTGTCAACCGCGTTTTGCGCTTTTTGGAGTTCGTTAGACCCGAAAATCGAGTCTACTCCGACCGAGAGCGCATCTTTAAGTCTTGATGTCCTCGACTCCTCCGCCGCTTCGGAAATCCTTGCTTGGAGTTCGGCTATTTCAGTTTTGGCCGCAAATATTTGCTTTACCATAAATGAAATATACGACGTTACGGCCCCAATCCAATCGCCTTGCATTGCGCGTTGGGCGATTGTCGAAATGAGCGAACCGACTTCTTCAAGGTCTGATATGGTCGCGGCTAATTCGAGATTTCCGGAAGCCTCGGCAAATGTCTTGATGGAATCCGCACAACTCAAGAAGTCTTGAGCCACCTCCTTGACGAGTGCACCCACCTTCTTTTGTAGTTCTTCCTTCGCCTCGTCCGAAAGTTTATCAAATGCTTCTTTGGTTAGATTCTTGAAATCTTTTATCGAGAGACCCGCCGATTTGATTCTTTGCTCCAAGGTCCTTCCGCTTGAATCCTTTGCGGAAAGGTCGATGTTATTCGTCCCCGCAAGGCCGGATAACTCCTTATACAAGCCGTAAACTTGCCCGATGGACTTATCCCCCCAATCGGTAAGACTCATGCCCTTTGTGGCATCTTTTACGGCCTTATTTGCGAGGTCGTTGATATTCTCTTGAGCGGCTACACGATTGGCTTCCTTTTGCTTCCCGAGCAATAGCAAGATTGCGGCTTCTCCCGCCTTGGCATATCCTTTCCAATACTCCTCGACCTCTTTCTCGGATGCGTCTTTGTGGTCTTTCAAGTATTGGTCACGAACCGCCGCTTCCGAAGCATAGAGTTCTTCCCGGCGGTGTGATGCCTCAAGGTCGGCCTCGTTTTGCTTGGTTTGGTAGTCGGTGAGAATCTTGTTTACGTCGTTGGAGAAACCTTGCCCGGAGGTGGAATAGTCCTTGGCAAACCACTTGTCCATCGCCTTCCCGTATTTCTCCAACTCCTTGTAGGATGCTTTGATGGCCTTTTGGTTGTCCTCCCAATCCTTCTTCGCTTGGTCAGCTTGTCCACGGGCGACATCGGCGCGGATTCCTTTTGCGTCGTTCGGGTCATACTTCTCCATCTTATCCGCTTGCTCCAATAGCATGTCCCAATAGTCCAAGCGGTTACGCAAATTAGACGGGAGGTAGCCGAACATCTTGTCGTCGCCAAAGAGTTTGAGGATGGTCTCGTCGTCAAGGCCCATCGTCTTGAAGTCCTTGTACGCCCTTTGCAACTCCTTAATGGAATCAATGGTTGTATTTATGTTGTCCTTCGCTCTTTGTATAGCCTTATTGTTGTTCTTGTCTTGATTATCTCCCCACGTTGACGGAGTGATTTCCTCAGCTTGTTGCGCATCCTCGGTGGTCTTGATAACAAAGCCCATTGATTGTGAATACTCGTCAGCAAACGTACCGAAGTTTTTTTCCGCAGTTTTCAACCGTTTTGAGGCCACAACATAATTCTCGGCAAGTTCGTTTATTTTCCCTGCTTGTCTTTGGTTGAAGACTATTCCTTCGTCACCATAGATTCTTGATAATACTCTAAAAATATCACCTTGGTCGCTCCTCGGCGCAATGTTGGAAAGGTATGATTGTACGCTGGCGGTCAATCTTGCGAGTTTTCTTGGGTCATCCTTTGCAGACTTCCCAATCAACCCAACGTTAAATTTTAACAACTCATTCTCCGCGTCGTTTACTTTCTTCCTTTCTGCACCAACGGTGTTTTCTTTCAATTGCTCGAGGAATTTATTCCCAATCGCGTCGCGTAAATTATTATATGAGGTTGTAAGGTTGTCTACGGAAACCTTTTCCGCCCCCATATTACTTAAATACGTCCCATATTGTTGGTTAATGAGGTCGATTGCCTTTTTCCTTTCATCCATGCTCTTTTTTTCATCCCCGGCGACCTTTTTTAACCTATCAAGATTATCGTATTCTTGGTTGAGCGATTTCGTACATTCCGCTATGGATTCATTATACCTTTCTTGCTCCTCTCTCGCCGCTCTTATTTTTGTAGCAACGAGAGTCGCAACCGCAGCGACGGCAGCAATGGCGATTGAGATTGCTTTTATAGCCCCCATCGCTGCGGACAAGCCACCAGCCGCACTCGCTGCGGCCCATAATTCGGTTGCGACAGCTTTGATATTCAAAATTGTTTTAATACCGAAAGCAACACTTGTTAGCCCACCAATCAATGCAAGAGAAGCACCGTAGGCTCCAAATCCGATAATGAGAGAGCCTAATTCATCCCCCATTTTATCAAGATTACTTACTATATTCGTGACCCAATCCACCGTACCCTTCAACAATTGGGAGTTCGATTGTCCTATATCGTAAAGGGCTTGTTGCCACACGTCACGGAGTTTTCCAATCTTTCCTTGGAGGGTGCTCACCAACACCTCTTGCATGTTGTAGAACTTCCCACCTTCGTCAGTCATCCGTCGGAAAGCCTCCTCAACCATCTCGAACGGGATTTGCTTTTTCGAGATACGGGAGAACACTTCGGATAGAGAGATGGCCTTCCCTTCGGTCTCTTTAATTTGGTCGGCCAAGGATTGCAAGAGCGGAACGCCAGCCTCGGTGAATTGGCGAAGTTCGGTCCCCTTCAAGACTCCCGCCGCCTTGACTTGGCCATACGCGAGGATGATACGCCCCATATCCACGCCAAGCCCAGCCGAAACATCGGCCAAACGTTTTTCCGTTTCGACAAGATTGTCAACATCTATATTAAAGGCCGTCAATTGTTTGGCGTACTTTGTCAAGTCTTGGAAGGTGTACGGAGACTCAAGTGCGTTTTCTCGTAAGGTATTGAAAATCTCATCTGCCTTGTCCGCGCTTTGCAACATTGATGTCAAAGCCATCTTTTGCACCTCGAACTCTCCGGAGATTTTAACGAGGCCAGTCAAGAAACTTCGTAATCCCTCTACGCTTAATGCGACACCCGTCAAACGGGACAATTCATTCATTAAGCCGTGGCTTCTCATCAACTCGGCGTTTATTCCCTTGACTCCGTTCTTAATCGAATCACCACCCTTCTCCATTTTTTCCATCTTCTCCAAGACCTTCGTCAATGTCTCGTTGAGCTTGTCCGCATCTCCAACGAGCATTTTTGTCCCAGACATGGAGTTGATTTTGCTTTGAATCTCCTCCAAAGCCCTCACCATCTCTTTCGCGTTTGCAACTCCGGTAGAAGAAATAATTTGCTTCGTTTGCAATTTTGCATTGATGGTGAGAATCTTCGAGAGGTCGGTGTTTAATCCTCCAGCCACCTTCAAGATTTCTTGAACCTTCGTGTTGAACTTGTCATCATGGAGGATGACATCAAAATCGAGTTGGTCTATGGTGTTTGCCATAACTTATTGTCTATTAAATATTTCGTCCATCGTGTATTGGACATCCTTCCCCTCTTTCTCCATCCGTTCTTTCCGTTTCCGAATCGACTCCAATGTCTTTGCAATGGCCGGGTCGTTCGGATTGTATTTAAAGTTGTCTGGCCCTTTGCCGCGTCCATTCTTCCTGTCGTGGGAATAGAGTGTATGCGGAAGGTCCGCTTGCATGAGTTCAATTTGTGCGACGGTCAAGATACAACGGTATCCGAAGTTCCTCTCCCACCTTCCGAGCCTCCATCTTGGCCTCCCGTATTCGGGGAAGTCCTTGATGAACGCCGCCTCTCCTCCAAAAGAAGTTCGGCTCGGTATTGCTCGGCTTCCTTTTTCGTCATCGTCATCATGTCCGTCCTCATATCCATCGAGTACGCCATAGTCTCGAAGTGCGCCATAAGATTGAGTTTTTTTTTACCTTCCGAGATTATTTCGACCATTTGGCCCTCTGTGTACCTAAACGCCAACCAACGCCAATAAATGCCGTAGAATAGTCGTATCTTGATGTCATGGTTAAGAATCATCAAGGCGGCTTCCTTAAAGGCGAAATACGGCTCTTTTGCGAGGTCTTTCAACACATCCGAGCCTTTTTCAACCTTTGCCGATGCGAGGTCGCGTTCAATCCATACTTTTGTTATCCGCTCAATGGTATACGGGTGCATCCAACGCAATTTCACACTCCTCTTTGTGCCTTTAATCGGTACTACCGACACCGAGTTCTCCACGATGTCAAGGTACTCTTTCCTTTGTGCAAGGGTAGGCTGTTTCATGTTGTTATCTTTTTAAATTTGTTTGCAAATTCTTGCTTTTGCTCTTGTGTCATATTAGCAAAGTATTTCTTCTTTGCCTCGCTCATTTTTCTACGAGTCTCTATTGACTTTGGCTTTCTCATTTTGCAACGTGCTTCTTCCGATTTCGGCTTTCGCATCTTTGCTTTTGTTTCTTCGGAAAGCGTAAAATGTGTCCCCGTTTTTGATTTAATCACTTTTCTCCGGTATTCCAAGTCGCACCATTTCCTCCTTAATCCTTCGCTTTGTTTTGAAATAACCATTGATGGGAAGCAATATCCAGACTCTCCTCCGGTTGTTAAGTTATACCCATAATCTTGTTCGTTAGCCCGATATTTTGCGATATACTCCTTCTCTTTCTCACACGCTTCCTCTTTCGATAAGTTGTAAAGAAGAATATCATGTTTGAAGTTATCCCAACCGTACTTTTGTATTGCGTTCCAAAAATAAGGATGTGCCTTATAACCTACACCGCCAACGCCCCACCTTCGTTCTACGTTCCTACAAGTAATTCCTATGTATACCTTACCACTTGGGGAGGTATGAATGTAGAGACTATATCTTTTTGGGGGCATGGGATTTCAATTAAAAAGGGGCAGGGCTTTTGCACCCCGCCCCAAGGTTAGGTTTAGGTCTCCCTTTCGGAAGATTAGCTGTTGGCGGCGGTCCCGGCCTTGAGGACGGCGAAGTCACCGACGTATGCGTTGCCTTTCTTGAACGGGTTCGGGAGGATGAACCCGGTAAAGGTGAGGTACGCGGGGTTGGAGTTGTCGTCCTTCTTCGGCTTGGAAACAATCATCTTCACATGCGGGAAAAGGATGGCGGTGTTCTTGGACTCGGATTCGGCGAGGACCGTTACC